TTGTCGGAGCCGTACCAGCAGCCCTGTGCGCAGCCGATGTGCTCGTCGCGCTCTGGGTATTTCTCCAGTTCGCGCTCCAGGTCGATGATCTTGCCGTGGCGGTTGTTGTATATCTTCACGCCGCCCTTGCCCCATAACTTGCGCTCTGCCTTATGGATGGTGCGGAATGGCCGCGCCTTGCATGCGTCGCCGTGTTTGTCGATGTAGTCGGTGGAGTTGTCGAACACCACCACGCGGTAGTCCTCGCCTCCGTGCTTGCGGATGGAGAGGATGAGGGCCTCGGTCAACTCCGGGGTGTTGTAATGGATGATGGCTACTGTCTTTTTCATTGCTGGTCGTTGATGATTGCTTGTGCTCGGAACTCTATCGTATTTTCGCGGCGGTCGGCGTGGAAGGTCTCGGGGATGATCTGATAAGTGATGCCCTCTGAGTCTTTGATGCGTGAGCGCATGGTGATGCATCGGCTCTTGCCCGCGTCATAGTTCATTCGCACGGCGATGATGCCGTACACGTCGATGGCTCCGGCGTTCTGCGCCCGCATGCCCTTTGTCCAGGATATGTCAGCCCATACGCAGCCGCAATCCTCCCATTCGATGCCGTTGCCGTCGATGCCGAAAGCGGAGGTCTCGGCTTTGGTGCGGTTGAGGATGCGGATGCGGTCTTGCCGCATGCCTGCCGAATAGCCCGTGCTCATTGCTCGCCTCCTTCCTGGTTGGGTTGTGGTGGTTGAGTGGCGGCGGGGGCAGCACCGTCATCGCCTTGGGAACCACCCGGCTCGGGATTCCCCCCGCCGTTGCCGCTCAGTTTGTCGGAGCCCAGCTCGGCCAGGTTGGTGCTGATATACACGCGGTCGCCCTCGGCCACTGCCGGCATGTCGTATTGCTTGCGGATCTCGTTCACGGTCATGGCACCGGTCTCGAGGTTCATCTTGTCGATTTCGGCCTGTCCCTTCTTGTCGAACATCATCAGCGGCAACTCGCAGAGGTGGATTTGCCGCTTCTGCCAGTCGAAGCGGTTGAGCAGCTTGCGGTTGATTTCATCCTCGACGAGTCTGCGCTTCGGCTGGATGCAGTTCATCAGGAAGTCCAGGCGGTCGGCCTCCGGTGTCTTGTAACTGCTGTTCGAGCCGTCCATCGCCAATGTCCTCGGAACGTCCAGATAGCGGCATATCTCGGCCACACCGAACTGCCGCTGGTCGAAGAGTTGCATGTCCTGTGCGCTCATCGAGATGTTTTGAATCTTGTCGAGTCCGCGCAGGGCCACCACGTCGTTGCCGTAGAGTTTCGACTGGATTTCCTGAGCGTATTTCTCCATTTGCCTCTTGTCGAACATGCCGAAGGCGAGCGTGCCGGCGGCTGATGCTGGCTTTTCCTCGCCGATGAGCAACTTCATGCGCCCGCCCTTGGCCGCTGTCTCAAGTGCGCTCTTGTCGAGCGTGGCAGAGAGGGTGAGCATCTGCCGGGCGTAGAAGAGCGTCGACACGCCCAGGCATCCGTCTTCGGTGAGGAACGTGTTGGGGAAGTGGAGCACGTCGCGCGAGCTCACGGTCACGGTCTTCAACCCTCCGATGCCTCGGTAGACGAGCATGAATTGGTCGTTCACGGGATCGTAGCCGCCCAGCCTGGCGAGCCAGAACCGCATGGGCCACCCGTCGTCGTCACGCTCCACATACACGAAGCCGTTACCGCGGGCCACGGTGTCTATCTCCACCTGCCGCCACAGGTTGAAGGCGGTGGTGAGCGGGTTGGGCTCGCGCTGGAGCAAGTAGTTGAGTTCTCCAGCCTTGCCGTAGTTGTCCTGCACGAAATTGCCGCCCTCCTTGTTGAGCCGCTGGTATTGCACGGTGAGCTGTGCCATCGTGTTGGCCCGGAGATTGAGGCAGCGGTAGTAGGTTGCGATGCGCAGTGCCTTCTCCTGGCTGCTCACCGTCTCCACCTTCTCGTCGTAGGTGCCGCCACTTGTCGATGTGGTGGCCGTGGCCTCGGTTTTCTCAGGGGCCGCCTGCTCACGCGCAATGGTGATTCCTTGCGGTTGCGGCATCACCATCACCTCGCGCCTGGCGTTTCCTATATGCTGAAATCTTCTCATATCACATAGTTGTTGTTTAATAAACCCCCGCTATCGCAGCGGGGGTTTACCGCTCGAAATTTTCTACAACTTACATTACTTTTGGCTTAGAAAAAAAATCAAAAACATATCGTTTGCAATCCTTTATAGGATGATGTATTTTTTGAGCATGAGGTCGAAGTTGTACGGCACGATGGTGAGACCGACATGCTCGACCGGTGACCGGTGCCGGATGAGGTTGTCGGCGAGCTCGAAGGTGGCCACCATGATGTCGTCGGGCACCTCGCCGTAGGTGTCGATGAGTTCGTCGCAGGTCTGGCCTATCAGGTTGAGAATGGCATTCTCTGCCGCCAAAGCGTATTTTTTGATCAATTCGTTTTCGCAATCGTAGTCGATGCGCGAGTGGGCCTTGATGTATTCAAGCGTCAGATATTTCATTTTTTTATTTTTGTTAGAAAGTCCGCCTCGGGGTTACTCTATGCACCACAAAAAAACAGCCACCATGTGAATGATGGCTGCATATTTTGTGATGGAATGTTATTGCAATACGCCCGATCCCTGGAACTGGAATGAACCTTGCACGAGGTTTCCCCGTGTGGCGGTGATTGCGCACTTGGTGATGATGGCCGAACCGGTGACTCCAGTGCTGTCGGCGGCTCCGCGTCCCTTCACCTTGATCGTGACGGTTGTGCCCACGGTGAGCAGGTCGCGCACTCCGCTGTTGGCTGTGATGAGATAGCCGCACGAGAGCGACCATTCCTTTCTGCCTGCGATGAACTCACGCCACTGTCCTGATGTGGCACTCGCCACCTCGATGGTGCCCACGCTGGTGCTTATCTCTGCCGATTTGGCACCAGCGATGGCCGTGCCGTTGAGATATACTATGATGTTGTTTCCGTTCATTGTTTTTATGTTATTAACTTATAACAAGACCTGTCATAGGAGTTGTAAGCGTTGATGATGAAGTATGCGGCATTCGTTGGTGATGTCAATTCTTGATTTGTGACATTGAGCCTTGTACTGCTGATAGATATAATTTTCTCTTCAGAATCAAGCCACATATACAATCTCATGCTACTGCCAGTTGTCATTCCAGTTATCTTGAACTTGTCACCCGCAACACAAGCAACCTTGGCGGAATCGTAATAAGTATTTGACTCTCCGGGTGCTGTGCCTCCTACGGATGTGCCTCTATATAGGTAATGTTCAGTCAATGTTTGTGTTTGCCATACACTAACAGTTATAATTATATTTCCAGTCACTGATGATATACTGATGCCACCAGTAGATGGGTCGTATGCAGATGATGTAATATCTATGTATCCCATAAGTATCACTACGTTGGCAATGGAATATCCTGTATTAGCCGCCAGAGTGATGTTAAAAGAATCTCCGTCGTCTACAATAGTGCTGAAGCCACTTAACGATGTGTTTGCTGCATTCGCGCTAATAGTGTGGGAAACCGTTGGCGTGGTTGTCACGCACTCCATTAGTGTCATGGCTACCTCGTCATCCCACCACTTATGGCTGAAGGCAATCGGATGCATGACTGTACCGTCAATCTCCACCATGTGCTTGGGTGTCACCGATGCCGCATTGGTTGCCGCCGTACCGTCATGGGTGAGCAGATTGGCCTCAATCTTGCGCTTTGAACTCGCCCAGTATGATGTGACGCGGTTCACGAAATGCTGCTCTGGGTGCTCGTCCACGCCATCGTAGGAGATTGTGGAAGCATACCCGCCGTTGGCATTGAGGACGATGCCATAGTTCGGCTCCGACTCTTTCTCACTGGCGAAGATGCTCTCTGTGCTGTACTCGTCGAAGATGGCGTTGTTGTTCTCCGATTTGTAGGCCTTGTGCTCTATCTCCTTGTCGGTGATGCTATACCATCCCGAGTTGGGGAACTGCTGCTTTTTCACCGTGTTGTTCTTGGTGAACTCAAGATTGAAGTTACCGATGTTGAAGGCACGCTGTCCATCGGTTTCAGGCATGTTGTCGCTTCCGTAAAATTCGAGGTAGATGTAGCCGTACAACGTGTTGGTGTTGACGATGCTTGTCTCCTCATAATCGAGACTGAAACCGCTGCCCGTGACATAGCGTGAGAAAAGCTCCGGCTTTTTGTTGCCGAGAGTGAGGCGGAAGGAAACCTCCGTCGAGCTCCACGCGCGGCCATCCCACCACATGGCATTGCTGCGCGATGTGCCGACACCGAACTTGACTACCATGTCCCAGTTGCCCGCGTAGTAGTCGCCCTGCTCGTATTTCTCTGCGCCGACGTAGGTGTCACCCAGGAACCTGAAGAACCCGTCGCTGAAGGAGTGCATGTACTTCGTCTGCATGACAAGTTGGGCTGGCGAGCTGCTCGCATAGGTGCGTTTGAACATGATGACGTTGAACGCATCGCCATATCCGTAGCCAGCATCTGCACCGAGATATTTCCTGATACGGTTGAAGGAGGCAGGACTTGTGGCCAGTTGGCTGGTGGTCACTGCGGCAAAGAAGCCCGTCCTTTCAACATTGTAGATGTCGCCCGTCTTCATGATGTAGGTGTCGTCGAAGGCCTCGGTCGTCCACCCCTCGTCCTCCATGACTATCTCAAGGCGATGGTCGAACAGTTCGATGACTTCATTGACGGAGTCGGTATTGACGCCGAATGTGGCCTTCGAGGCTCCGCGCATCTGGTAGTCTTTGTTGTCGTTGTTGGCGAATCCGTCGGCGATCGTCACGCTTGGGAATGACGATGGGATAATCTCCACCGACCCATTATCGGCGAGTGTAGAGAGCTGCGCGTATGTGAAAGTGAAGAGCCTGGGCACGCTCGTGTCATCAGGGCAGAGCAGGTAGAGTGTCTGGCCTGACGTGCGCGCAGTCCATCCCCAGAACTTGCACATCTCCTCCAGGCACTCATATACTTTGTACTTGGCAATGGCGGTGTAGTCCTCATCCTCGTCCACGAACAACTGCCAGTCGATGGTCTTCGGGAGCCAGAGGAAAGCGTCACCCTGCACCACGATGCTCGTCGGGCGGCATGTGGAAGGTATGGAGTCTATCACCTGCTTCAGGAGGTAGGCGAAGTTCTTGATTTCCTTCTGGTCAAAGTTGATGTCTATGCCTTGTGTGACTGACAAAGAGCACTGGATGGGGAACTCACGCGTCTGTGGGTTGCCGAATAAAACTGCCCCGAAGTTCTGCGCCTGCATGAAGCCTTGCCACAGCACGTTGTTGTTGGCATCGGTCAATGTGACCGGCCTGTCGGTATCGGTGGTGGGGATGAAATCACGCCAGTTGAAAGTCGTTGTGCCATCAGCAGCGTGGCCGTCATCCACGATGCGCAGATAGCCGCTCTGCAACCTCACGGGCGTGAAGATGTCATCGTCTCCGTCCTCCTGGGTCTCGAATGGTTGCGCCGCCCCCTTGAGCACCATCGCCGTGCCGCTGAAGGTGCTGTCGTAGACGTTGACTGTGAGCAGAGCGTTGCTGCGCAAAGTCTTGAAAGGTATTTTCCAATGTATTGCCATTATTTGCTCGTTTTTTGTTTTCTCTTCTGCTCGGCCTTCATGGCCTTCTTCATCGTGTCGATGGTGGCCTCCATGCGCCTCATCCTCTTCATCATCTCCTTGAGTGCCTCCCGATGGGCGGCCACCTCATCACGCAGTTGCTTGTTCTCGCTGACCAGCCGCTGCCACTTCTTCCGTGTGATTATCGTGATCATCGCGTCGTCACTATTTCGCCCATGCCTTTTCTCTTCAGAAAGTGGCCCAATCCAAGCCATATTGTCTCCACGTCGAGGTATGGCTTCGATTCGCCGTTTCCTTGGTTCGATGTCAGTTGCCCGGCAATGGAGTTTTGTTGTGCCCGGTTGAGAATGAGCTCGCCCGACGAAACGTTGGCAATCAACCCGTCATTGTAGTTGTTTCCTGGTATGATACCGCCTTCGGCGTAGCTTCCTGCGGTGGCACTCTTGATGGCAGAGATGGTCGAAATCATGGTGCCGAGACCTCCGGCAATGGCTGCTATCCATCCGAACACGCCAAACTTGCTGTCAGATGCCGTAGCCTGAGCGAAGCCGAGCGCAATGTTGGCGATGGCCTCACCGATGATGCCCATGATTTTCGCTCCGGGGTCTTCAAGTTGCTGGAGTGCGCCGCCCACGGATTGCACGGCATTTGCGGCAGCTCTCCATGACTTTTCGGTGTTCTTCGCAGTGGAATCAATTTCGCCCGTGTTGAAGTCTATCTTGATTGGCTTCAAGTCCATTTGCTTCAGCTTCTCGTTGATGGTGTCTACCATCTTTTGCCATGTCTCGTTGGGTATATTTTCGCCGTCGAAGACCTTTTCCCAAAGTGGCTCCATGTTGAATTGGCTGGCATCAATGCCTGCCTTCATCGACCGCTCGAGCACAGTCTTGATGGTTTTCATGTCGGCGATGTTGCCCATTATGCCCGCATACTCTGCGCTTCCGTATGTGGATTTTGATAAATCGCCCTGTCGGCCATTAAGCCACGCCGTCATCGTTTCGGCATTAAATCCGGAAAGGCCTCTCACCCATTTCTCCTTCGACTTCTTGACCTCATCCTCCATGGCCTTCACTTCTTCGGCCAATGATTTTATTTTGTTGGCCGAATCGTCGATGGCTGTCTTGTATTTCGGGTCTTTGTATGTGGCGTAGGCATCGCTGTAAGCGTCGAAGAGCCTTTCTTGTGCCGACAGCTCTTTCTTTTTATTTTCAAGCGTCGTGTCGATGCCGGCCTCCATGCGGATGCTGTTCTTGAGCAGCGTCTCGCTGTATGTGCGCTCCGCATTCGCCACCATATCGGCAGCACGCTCTTGTGGGGTGATTTTGTGCGAGCCTGTACTCTTGCCAGTTTTTTTTGTTTTTTTTGTGGTTGTAGCCGATGATGACACTGGCGTATCTACAACAGGGTTGAATATTTTGTCGGCACCTTGCACGAACTCGGTGCGCATCTTATACAATGCCCCTATCTCTGCCTGCAACTTGTTGGTCTGTTCGGCGTAGAACTTCGAGCTGCCAGCCGTGTAGGCGTTCATCTTCGCGTCGTTCCGCAGGCTGGCCAACTGCTGCTGCTTCTTATTGATTTCCAAGTCGTAATGGGCGAGGAGCATCTTGTAGTTTTGCTCACTCTTGTTGTTGCCCAATTTGTCAAGCTCGCCGCTCACTCTCGACGCGCCGCCGCCAAGCTCATACTCACGGCGGAGCCTGCCAAGTTCGGTGAATCTGTCGATAAGGGGCTTGATGGCGTTGTTGAGGAGTTTGAGCGCACCAACTTCCAATGTGTTCCACATAGACGCGCCAGCCGATTCAATAGGGCCGAAAGTGCGCCCAAGGTCTTCCATGGCATTCTTCAGGTCTGTATCTGCCTTTGCTGCCCGGTCGGCGGCGGTTTCGATGTAGTCGCCAGCGTTCGACATCTGTTGCTTGATAATCTCCGCCACGGCCTTGGTCATGTCGCCGGTGCTCTTCATCTTCTCTTTCACCTCATTGGCGGAGATGCCGAGGTTGTCGAGTATCTGGGGCGATTGCCTGCCTAAGCCCGTCACAATAGATTCCACCATGTAGTCCACCGACTCACCTGTGTCTTTGGCCTTCTGCTGGGCGAATGCGAGCAGCGCGCCCATCTCATCGAGCGAGAGTTTGAAGTCGTTGAACTTCACCGCCTGCTTCATCAGTTCGATGTCGGTCACGGTGCCATGTGTGGCCTCGCGGAGATTGTCCAGGAGGTCTGGGCGGTTGAGCCGCTCGAATGCGAGACGGATTCCCTCGCCAGCCTTGGCGAGCTCGGTGCCCTCCTCCACGCAGTTGCCAATCTCCGAGGCGAAGTTCATGGCCCATCCTGCGGCCTTGGTCAGCATGTTGCCGCCGAAGACAGACAACATGCCGTCCAACTTGCCCATGCCGCCACCAGCACCGCCGGAGTCCTTTCCTCCTAACTCGTTCCCGATTGACTGCAAATCAGCCTTCGCATCTTTCACCCGGTTCTTGAGCTGGTCGAGCGACTGAGCCAACGCCACACCGAACGGCGACTGCTTCTCCTGGTCGGTCAGGTGCTTGTATTGCACCGAAAGTTCGGTGAAGGCGTTGGTCATCTCATTGATTTTGCCTTTCGCATTCTTGGCCACCGTCTCCATCTGACCGATGGAGCGCACATAGTCGAGCGTTTCCTTTTCGGCCTTTGACACAGATTGCCCTGCCTTTTGGCAATTTTCGCCAAAAGCAAGCACGTTTTGCGCCGCGCGTTTTATTTTGGAGTCGTATTCACCAGACTCAAGTCTTAATTTTACAACTGATTCAGCCATATTACAATTTGCATATATACAACAACCCACCGCTTCATCGGCGGTGGTTTACTCGTTAAATTGTTGTTTCAATGGCAGTTCGGGCAGAGCACCATGGCCGCTGCCGGCCACATGTTTCTCCCGACTTCTCCCTGAAGATAGGCTGAGAGTTCCTCGCGTGAATCAACGTTGTAATACTCGCCGACGTGCTCGGCCAGGTGCTTCATCTCATGCACGATTGTGTCGAACATCTGCCCGGCATTGTCGGCCTTGCCGATGACCATGATGCTCACGCGGTCGTTGAAGTTGCTGAAGGTGTAGCCGCGGTTCCATCCGCGCAGGTTGGCGATGGCATCATCCACGAGGTCGCTGCGCTCTCCGGCTGCGCGGAGTGTGTCTGCAATGCGTGTCAGTTCATTCTCGGTGCGCACGTCGTAATACACCATTACCCACCATTTGCGGTTGCCGATATGAAATCCTTGCTCTATCATATCATTATCTCCCACAAAATAGGAACCCCGGCATTGTCCATCTTTGCTCTAAAGCATGCCAGCGTGTTGGATGGCTTGCCATCGGGGTCGTTGAGTGTCTCGTCCACAAACCACGCCCGGCGCATATCATCGTCGCAGGTGCGCTGGTAGTCGGCGATGGCAACGTGGAAGAGATACCAGGCAGTGTAGATGCACTCCTGCGGCACTTGCACCCCGGCCTTCTTCAAGGCTTGCTCCACCGTTTCCAGCGGGATGGGCTTCAATTCCTCTTCCTTGTCGTAGCGGCGCACGCGCATCTTGCTGATGGCCCACTCGGCGAGTTTGCGGGAGAACTGCCCCTGGTAGGCATCCATGTAGGCACGCAGGCCTTCAGGCATAATATATTCCATGTCTTTCCCTTTCTTTGATTGAAAAAGCCTGACCGCCCTGCACACTTCAAGCGGCATTCACGGCCAGGCTGTCAATTATGGCGATTACTTACATCGAATATTTGCCACCCTCTCGGCTCTCGTTTGAGAATGCGGTGTGACTCTGCATCTCGATGTCGTGGTCGTCGCGCTTGGCTTGCTCGTAGCCCTCGCGGTATCCGTCACGATAGCCTTCCTCATACTCACTGCCTACGGTGCGCACGCCGTTGGCATTGCCGTTGCGGTACTGCTGGCGCATCTGGTTCTTCATCTGCTCTTTCAGATCTTGTCCGTCGCCTGTCCTGATAATATATCCGTTCATTGTTTTTATGGTTTTTAAAAAGTCGCTATGACTTATGAATCTTTCTTTTTTTTGTCGGTGCCTCCGCTCAGTTTCTCAAGCAGTTCAAGGGTGCGGGCCTGCATGTCCTTCATTCCTTGCAACTCGCCCTTGGTGGCTGCCAGTTCGGCTTTCAGATTCTCGATGGTCTCGGCCTGCTTCCGTGTCTGGGCATAGCCTGGGTCGATGGTTTCCTTGCAACGTGTGCCGTCTGCCATCACCTTATGATAGTATGGCAGATTTTTGAGCACTTTGTCGGCCTCGGCCACCTTTTCGTCGATGATACGCAAGGCCACATCTCTGTTGCAGGTATATATTTCAGGTTCACGCCCGGCCACCTCCAATCCGATGGGGAGCCCTGGCACCACCCTGTCTTGTCCGTTCACACTGATGGTGATGTCAACTACTTGGGAATTGAAGCCGCTGGGGGTTGACATCGGCCAATATGGGGCCGATTTGCCCTTCACATTTCCGACGATCACGTTCAGACCGCCGTTGGTGCTGATGACGTAGAACGCAGCACCGTTTGGTATTTCCGAAAAATTCATAGTCATAGTTCCTTTTGATTGTTATTTCTTCTTGATTATGCTGTCGCAGCTGGTGTGCTCATCAGCTGGAGGATGTTGTTGCCGAGGTCGTTGAACACTTCCAGTACGCCTGTACCCTGAAGGTCGGCCACCGTCACGGGCTGGCCTCCGAAGAAGGTCAACTGGCGGGCGTTGCCGTTCAGCGAAAGCGTCACGGGCATCGCGGCATCGGTTCCTGCCGGGATGGCCGTACCGATACGGACATAAATCGTCCCGGTCGGTGCTATGTTGCGGTCGCCCATCGAGAGGTTGACAGCAGCAGTACCAACGGTGATGTTCGTCACCATCAGGTACGGCACATAACCGTCAACGAACGGCACTTGGTTACAATTACAGTTGCAGCAGTTCATGTCTTGCCTCCTTTCTCGTTTAGAAACCGCCGCGATAATTGTAACCGGGATAGCCGTTGAAGCCGGGCCAGTTGCTGTTGGGCGTGTTGTTCACCACCTGAAGGTTGGGATACTGCACCGGCACGGTGTTCGGCATCTTGTCCTGGATTTCCTTCAGCCCGGCCTGGATGGGAGCCAACACCTGGTTCACGTAGCCGAGTATCTGGTTGGTCTGGGCGGAGATGTTGTCCTTGGTGCGCAGCTGCGAGATTTCGTCGGCCTGCTTGTCGATGATTGCCTGCATGTCGCGCTCGCGGGCATCGCAGAACTCCTTAATCATCGTTGTCTTCAAGTCGGCGATGGCATCCACCTGGCGTTGGCCTTGTGTGCTGATCTCACCCTTCAGAGTGTTGGTCTGTCCCTCGGTTGCCAAACGGCTTTCATAACCCTGCTGTGTGGTGAGCAGACGGTTGTCGCAGCAGCACTGCGAGAGTTGGCTTGCGAGGTTACAATTACCTTGCTGGAGGGCGTTGATTACCTGGAGGAAGCCCATTCCGTTGGCGTTGGCGAGAGCGGCCAAGGTATTTTGTACACCCTGCACGGCGGGCAGAATGGTGTTGTAGTTCTGACCCATCGAAGCGGCGAGGTTCTCGATGGCTGCACGGCTTGCGTCTCCCTGTGCTGCCACTGCCTGAAGCGCGAGTTGTCCGTCAACACTCGGGCATTGACATCCACCGCATTGACCGCCACGGTTGCCATATCCATAGCCTCCGAAAAGGTTGGGGAACATGCTGGCGATGATGGCGAAGCCGAAGAGGTCGGCCAAGTTGGTTTGTCCGTTTCCGAACAATCCGCCGCCGGAGTTAGCTACTGGGAGGATGCTTGTTCCTCCGTTCTGATTCCCGTTTTGTCCAGTCGGGAGCTGGATGATTTCAGTAGG